TATAGACATTCTCTAGACCTTTTTGAAGCTCCGAACACAGAGTATTTTTCAAACGGAGTACTTTTATCGGGAATTGATACTGTGGCGCCTAACGTAAACTCGTTAGCTGTCTACAATTCTAAAACCAGTACAAGTTATAATGCAGACAAACTAGGACCTTCGGGAATAACGTTCATCCAGAGGCATACAACGACCAACCCACGCGAAACCGTTAGGGTTCGTTACCCGTTGGATGGCAATATGAATTACTCTTATAACGGACGGTTTAAGTTTCCTCCTAGGGATGACGCCGCCCTCAACAGAAGTACCTCTTCTATAGCAGCTTGGGGTTTAATCGACCAATATAGAGCCTCTGGTATTTCTGCACAACTAACTGCTAACACTAGCATTGATTTAAACGCCTCCGCTACTTTAATTGAAACTAATGCGAGCGCCCTTAATTTTGTTAAACTTAGTTGTAGCGGAGGAGGTAAACTATCTACAAGCAGTATTCTTGGGTTTATTAATAACCCGTCCCTAGCAACACGGGTTGATACTGGGAGCAGGTATACTCCTGCTAACCTGCGGTATTTGGAACCAGGTAGAACATACTCTATTACTTTAGATGCCTCCTCAAATAGCTTGGGAATCCCTTTACTTACATATAGCGTAATTAACCGTGGGAGCGGAGGTCAATGGAAACAAATTTTGGCTGATGGAACGGGAGGAACTTGGATAAACACAACAACTGATTTGTCCGGAAACCAAGTAAACCCATTGTTCAGCAGTACCGAAGATTCAGGAAAAGATTGGAAAACTTATAGCGGAACTGTCACTGTTTCGTCGACATTCCAGAAATCGGACAACCACCAACTTTGGATAACACCTATGCAAGCACAGCCCGGGATTGCCCAAGCTGCTAAAGTTACTTTTGGAATCCGTGACGTACAATTCAAAGAGATGTCCCCTGCCAGTCTAACACCTACAAGCAATGGGATGGTGGGAAATAAATTATTACCTAACTCCAACTACCTACTAAACTTACGTGCGCAGGTAGCGCAGTTAGCCGCCGAAACCCCGGTAGACGAAAAAGTATTTATTCGGATTGTTGTAGAGCAAAAACCTTTCCTTGGAAACGGTTACGAAGACTTCTTATGTCGTTCGTGGGCTTTCAATTGGAATAATCGCAGATGGGCAGAAGCAAAAGATATGACACCTCAGGAAGAATGGTTACAGGTCCCTTTAACTGCAGTACGTCTTGATGCGAGTGGATTCCAAACAGAAGAAGATGAGACCTTCCAATTCGGTTTCAACACTCATAACCATAGAACCCCGTTATCTTATCGCTCCTTATCTGTGCAAGGACCTCTCGACGGATACTTCGCCTCCGCAGGTCCGGTACACGACGACCAATCTGTTTACTATTTAGAGGTAGCAAAACCTATGCGTACCGGAGAATATAATGGAGTGACAATAAAAAGTATTAGTTTAGTAAATGAGCTCTATAATAAATATGCGGATGATTTACAGAAACCAGAGTTTTGGGGAGCATTTCAATTCTTCGATAGATTAGGAAACAATAAATCCTCAAGAGACGCTAGAGATTCTTCTGGTACTTATCATACTTCGGGGGGTTCAAGAAGCGAGTACTTGGAATACTGGGGAGGCAGTCACTCTGCAACGGACGGAGTCTACGGATTCAGAGACCAACAACATTAATAATGATTAAAGGCAACATAGAAATAATTCAAAGCTGCGGCGATAAAAATACCACCTTGTTTAAAGGTAGTAACATGGTTACTGATGGTGTAAGAAAATCTATAGCTGACATAATGACCTATATGCCGAACCCCTTTGGCGGAAGTGCAATGGAGGTAGGAACAAGCTCAGTCTCTAGTTATCAAATACAGGCGATGAGCTTAGGAAGTGCTGAGTATTACTACAATGCAAGAAACTCTCGTTTCTGGTTTAGTTCTATGGAGCAATCGGGAGTAAGGTATCAATACCTCACCCCAAATAAAAATAATAATTTTGAAATGCTCGACTGCTACTCCTCTATAGGGAATAACCAGTGGATGTCTAAGCAATCCCATAAAGCTAACTTAATTAAGGATAGCACGTTAGAGGACTTCTCAGAGTGGGATTTCCGACAAGACGACCCCCCGAACCCCGACAAAGACCCTATCTCCAGAATAACTACCCCTTTTGCAGAAGGCACAAAGGAGGTTACACGATTTGAGGTCAGGCAAGGACAAGTACATACGATAATTTCTCAGCAAGTAGACATGAGTTTAGGAGAAGTTTACCATGTCCTTACCCACGGTAAGGCGTATGAAGCCACCTTCGACGTACGTATAGCCAGAGGACGCTTAGGTCAGATTTATGAGTACTACGATTTTACTCAAGACCGGTTTGTTCTATTTGGCGACGCAGAAAAGACAACTAGAAAACAGATTAAACTTCCGGACAATTACGGAGTCGACAGCTTTCGTTTTAAACTTGAAGGGCATGCTCGAATGGAGGACTTCAATCAGAACGGACAGTACTTTATTGAGTACAGTTTCCCTGCTTTAGAGTATAAGGATTGGACGTTTGCTCCTTGGGAAACTAATTATGTAAATCCTTATATTGATATTATAAAATTAGAATTGTTGAGTGACAGTAGTTACATACTAGAAAACCCTAATTTCTTGAAGCACCAGAGTCGTCTACTAAACAGCGACTTCAATCATACTTATGATTTGGTTTCCCCATACTCGGAAGTAAATAATGCAGTTAAGGCTCGTGAACGAGGCTTGGTAGGAATAATAGGATGGAGTCAAGTAAATCCGTTAGCTAAGTTTTCCGATAACCCTACCTTTAAGGAAAGCGCTTCTGGCTTAGGTTATGTACAACCGCTAACAGAGGGACTTCAACAAAATAAAGTTTTTTCTTCCGTTTACAATGGAGTTCTGCTACACGCCTCTTCCGCCGATTTAGCATCGAGCGGAGCTGCATCGATATCCCAAATATTCCTCCCTCCTTACACTGACCGCAACCTGTTTGCTTTTATGAATGAGAGTGACACTGCACCTAATAATTTAGGTAAAGGTGTACGGGGACAAGAAGATAATAACGCCACTTATATGCTCTACTTTAACGGCATGGTGTCAGGAGAAGCTGCAGCCGCAAACTGCGGATACATTGAAGCTACTTTAAAAGATACTCAAGGAAACTCTTACGCGTTTTACCCAGACCCAATCACTGGAGTATGTGATGAGTTTCAAGATGGTGGGATATCTAAAAAGTTTACTTTCGATACTAAAAATACATGGCTTCAATTCAGTGTACCGGTAACTCTTCCCCCTTCTGTAAATGGAGAAGGTTATACGTTAGAGATAAAAGCAAGCGGAAGAACCGACGCTAACGGTTTCTGTTTTTACGCTATAAAAGATTTAAGTTTTGGTCCTCTAGGAGAGTGGAGGGTTTACTCCTACAACAAAGGCGATGAGGGTACCGATTATGCAACTCGTTATTCAAACTGGGCATTAAGTTCAGGTTCTTGGTCCCGAGTTACATCCGGAGCAATATTCTCCTCGTTAAGTTTTAGTTCCCAGAAGTACGACCCTACTTCAATAGAAGCCGAACAAATACGTAACTCAATCTATAACCCTACTACTTCTGAGGAAGTTATGCCCGTTAATCAATTAGTGCAAAATATAGTTGGTTTAGAACCGACCAAGTCTTATAGACTTTCTTTAAAGGGAAGTACGAAAGATGCTACTGACCCTGCGTTTGTTGCTGTACTCAAAGCAAAATCTAGAGGGGAGAAAGAACTAAGACTTCACGATTCCTATAACGTATTCGGAAGTTACTTCACCCCCAACCCTGCTACTGTACAGCAAAATGGCACTATCAACCCGGCGACCATCAATACTACGCTCCCTGGAAACTTTTCCCCGTATTACAACAATACTTTTGGGCAAAATGGCTCTACGGTAATACGACGTTCCTTCCCTACTTTTTCTTACCCGATAGCAAATCAAAATGCGCAAGCTACTGACTGGGGTGTAGAGGTAAATGAGACGAGCTACACAAACGCTAATGTAGGTCAAACATACATCCCCGTGAATCGAGGTAACTACACTCTTTCTATGGATATCACCAGTGAAGAGCAAAACGACTTAGGCAGAGGCAGTCATTTCATACTAAGTGCAATAGCTGAGACAAGCAACTTAAAATTGTATTGGAATTGGAGTGCAGGTAACTTTGAACGACCTACTCTTCCGAATGGCGCAGCGGACGACGCTTTCTTCAATGGGCATGGGTATAACCGCCAACTATCCTCGCTTTACATGCTTCCGTTACCATCTTCTCAAAATAAGTATACTTCTTTTGAGTATGATAAACTTATTAGAATAAATGATGCTGCTGGGATAGCTGTAAACCCTGACCGCCTGGATAATATAGAAGATGGTCCATTGGTTGGTCGATACCGTATAGGAGCACTTTTAGTGGGTACACGAACAGCGACATCTTCACCACAGAACCATGGCGGAAAGGTTATGGTTAAAAATCTAAGTCTTCGTGGACCTTCCCTTAACCCTGGAATAGCACCTTCCATTGAGAAGTACTATGATTTCACAAACCAAACATGGGGAACAAATTACAACTACACTAAACTTAAAGTTAATAGTAGCCGAGCTACTACCCCTCGTAGTTTTATAGCGACCACCCCTGAAATGATATCCAATATGGCAGTCAATGGGTTAGACCGAGAGACACAGTACCAATTAAATATTATGGATGCGTCTGGTGGGGAGTATACGTTATACGACGTCGCCTTGAACGACTCAGCGCTAGTAGTAAACACAGGAAATGATTTGTGGCAAAGAGACGCAGGAATATTCACAAGCGAGCCGTACGCAGACAACCACATCACAAAATACAGTGATGGCACTGTAATAAAATCGCTTAACAACGGGATACTTAGTAATATAGACTCACCCCCAGATTGGGGCACAACCTATGGGTATCAACAATGGGAAGCAAACGCATTCACCCCAGCAGGAATTGTTCAGAAGAGTACAGTACCTAATACCGCTGTAGTCCCAACCCTCGGCGTTTCCGGGTTTAATTCCACAACCCACAGACCACAAGTTATTAGTAATTTTATTTTACAGGATTACAATATCTCCGCATCAGACTACATGGCTGTAGGATGGGATACAAACGTAACCGAATCCAAAGCTGCTTATGACACCACCGCAGAAATGAGGTTGTACTCCATGTACAACGGGGATAAGTACACATATAATTTTGCCGCACAGAATTGGGATTCTGTCCGAAGTGCGGCGCAGATTAACGCTCAAGGAGGGACTTGGGTAAGTTCAATACAGTTTGCAGCTTCCTCAAGCGATGATGCTACATGGGGGTGGGGTAGTGTAAGCGCAACTAATGATGTCATTAATTACACTCACTTCCTTTCTCCTGTGTTCAAGGCTCCAACTTTTGGACCTACTACAAAGATAATTGCAACGCTAGAGTTCCCTAATACTAATGCGGAAGACGAAACAATAAACATTAAGTCGTTCAAAACGTATTCGTGGAAAGAACAACCTCAAAATGATTGGCGTGTATCAGGAGAGACATTCGCCTTCCCGGAATTCCCGCAGCCTAGCGACCGTACCCTTCAATCGACAACTCCTGCTAATTCCCCGGGTGAGCTAGGTCAGTTCCTTAACCATATTAATTACTTTGATTATAGTTCAATAATATACGCTGACGGTGTTAGCTCTACCTTAGAGATAAATAATCCAATGGCACCTTCTCCTACAGGGGAGTTGAGTTTAGAGGACGCAATTACCATGGGAGCATACCTACCATCAGCAGGACTCTTCTTTGGGTCTGGTACATTTGGCACACGTAACCAAGACGTAGAATCGGGGAAAGGTTTAGCGTCCAGTGGAATGGGTCTGGTATCAGGAACCCTCAACCAAATGGGTGTTGTGAATAGTGATGGTTATATTTATAAGCATCCACATACCCCTACTAATATCCATGATGCAAGTGCCGGTTTTATAGCATCTTCCTTTACTCTCCCAGCAGCAACGACTTACGCACATAAAACTATAAGATATGTTTTAAAGCTTGCTAAAGATGACTGGCATTTCTTAGATTATTACATGGGTGGAATCGGAGCAATGGGTCTACACACCATTGATTATAAAAAAACATATGAAAAATTAAACACGGCTTACCAAATAAGTGGTACAGGAGTTTCATATTCACAAGGTTCTCGAGTAGGACTATATAATGTAGATAACCCTGATAAAAACCCTGTGTTCAATCTAAGTAATAAAAAAGTTATGTTTCCTCCGGGACTACAAATTGATTGGAATAATACAGATTATATTACTATAATATGGGATACAACCTTTGTCTAACATGAAATTTTACGAAAACTACAACCCGGTGGGACACATTGAAGTCTGGAAACATTTTCCAGATGGCACACGCGAACTTCACTACGAAGACAAAAATGTTATTTGTAGTGGTATGGGAGCGAACCTTTCTGAGATGTTTGACGCACCTCCAACTGCTAATGTCGAGGAGTACCAGTTAACTTACTTTAAGATAGGTGTCGGGGGGAGTGAGGGCTTACAGGTCTCTACGACAAATGATTTGGGAAGTCCTCTCGCCCAAGATGCCTATGGCAATGGTTTAATTGACCTCGATGTCCATAACTTAGTAGCCAACGGAGCAGTAAATTCTGCTGCAGGAGGAACAACAACTTTCGCGGTAGTCCCCCATGCATACATCAAGAGAATCACAAATACTAAATGTATGTGGCAGTTGGTGATTGATGAGCAATCTGCTAATGGTTCCGAACTCGATGAAGTCGGGCTCTTTTGTAAAAACCCCTACCGCACAACCCCTGAGGGTTCACTACTTTGCGCATACAGGTATTTCACGCCTATTGCGAAAACCGATTCCTTTATTTTAGTCATACGATGGACTATTGATTTCTAATGGCAAGCTTCAAAACAATTACTAGTGAGGGTGGCAATGGCTATATCCCTCTAAACTGGGCAGCAGATGTCCCTAAATACGACCCAAGTTCTTTTTATAACTGGGAGCAGGACAATATGCCTCTATGGAACTTAGAGGACCGAACTGATACATTGTATGAAGCTTTGGGATTTCCTGGAGGAAACCCACAAGGTGTAACCTTTACATTATCCGCTGCTGGAAACGTAGACCAAAGCAAAGGCATCTATGATAGCATAGAAGCTATTATTGAGCGGATTCCTAAAAGATTAAAATTTCCTGTTCTGATTGAACTTTGTACTTATGGAAACTTAGGAAAACTAGAACTGGCTAACATTACATGTGAAGGCGATGGTATCCTAGAGGTTAGAAACCAGGCTTATTTTGAGCATGTGGACGCCTCAGCTGCCGCTACGGTAAATGTAAGTTCAAGTCCCGCTGGCGCAGCGGAACTACTTAACGGAGTAAAGTCAACTGACGCATCCTCTATTATGATGGATGTTTCTGCTACTCGAGGAGGAGTACACTTCTTCAACCAAGAAAGCTGGAACTCTAATGCTCACATCATTACTACTGTAGGTCCTGACACTGACAGACAATTTAGTAATATTTCTGTCCATGTTGCAAGCGGTAATGCCTCCTATGACAATCTAGGGACTGGCACTTATGGTCAATTTCAACTAAACCCTTGGAACGCAATCATGGACCGTTCTATCTCCGCATCGACTGGAGATGCGATGGCGTTTTGGGGCTCCTCAACCGCGTCCGCTATGCAGGAAACCACTAAATACGATGGCTTGCTTTATAAGCGAGAGGGTCTAATTACAAGAGGGCAATCTACACTCTTTGGGTATGGAAACTGGTTTAGTGCCGTCTCCCTCAAAGACTGCCAAGGCTCTATCGTTCTTCGTAATATTTTAACGGATGGCTCTACAGGTGCCAACGACACCGAAGGGGGTACAGGCGCAGCACACCTCGCAAATACCGGGTTTGATATAGAAAACTCAGAGGTAATATTAGATAATACTGCTGCCATGTTTGCCGTAGAGGCAGGATACAATGCCAAAAACTCTAGAGTTAAGATTACAGGACATTGTGTTGGGTGGAGAAATTACACAAAAACTTCTATAACTGATACTTCCCGTCTCCAAGACGGTACAGGTTTTATAGGTTTAAACTCGGATATTCAATGGGATGAAACTCCTTATACCGATAGCAGAAAATATTTAAATTATTTTGGTAAGTCTAAGAGAGGTATGGATTTACGTAACTGTACAGTTCGTGGGGGTGTTAGCTGGAATACGGCTTCCGTTCCGGTTGTAGGGGAAGGAACTTCTGCACTTCCAAACGCAGGCTCCCAACAAAAGCCTAGTCCAGGGCATACAAGTCCTCGAGGTATGAATCTTGACAACTGTTCCGGCGTAGGAGGAGATACTCTTACAACAACTATTAATGTCGCAAACTGTAATGGAGATGGTATTTATTTAGAAGGAACAGATTTTGAATTCAAGGGACGACTTAATAGCTTCTTGAATGCAGGTAATGGTGTTTACGCCAGCCGTAGCCAAATTAGAGTTCCTCAAATTACTTCCAATCATAATTCGGAGTATGGAATTCAGTTAGAGAGTTCTAATTTCACATATGGGTTTAATTTGGATTCGTTATTTAAACGACCTGATTTGTATGATTTTATAATGTACACAAAACCTTTTAATGGAACAAGTACCGCAAACACGCCAAAACTTCGCATACGAAACAGAGCCAATTTCCACGTCGACAGTAATAACCAAAACATATTAGTAAGTAAAAACTCGACCTTAACTCCTTTCCGTATGAATAATATCCCTAAGTACTTTGGTAGATGGGGAGGAAGTGATTGGCTTCACACTGTGAAAACAGGCATGGACTCAGAGTACGCTTACGGCACCGATGTTTCAGCACTGCCCGCTACACACTTTGGAGCAACTCCCTACCGTTTACAAAACAAGCCGGGTATAATCGCTACAAATAACTCCACTGCCGATATAGTTAACTCTGTATACACAGTAGATTCTATAGATGCAGGTAAGGGTCGCGTCGGTATAGCTTCTCAAGGCTCAACTCTCGCATTCCGAGGAACATCAGGATGTACAACAACTCATAACTATTATCCAGTAAACAATGTCGAACGACAGTTTAGAAGTTGGATTAGTAACGGGGTTATGGCTACTGACAACGCTGTCGTTGAACTTACAGGACCTACTAAATCAGCTCGATTTGGAGTACCTTTCTTAGTAGAGGATAGCTCACAACTATTAATAAAGCCACCGACTTTGGAAGGCACAGACAATATTCTAGATGTTTCGGGGTATACACTCCTCAACAACCTAGATAATCTTCAATCATCTTCTAACCATACTATGGTTCATGTACACTCTACACGGGCTTGTATGGTGGCGAATAAGAATTCAGGAATCCAATTTTATGGATTGGGAGGCAAGGTTGTTGGTAATGCAGCTGGTACTATCGCCCTGGACTCCGTAGATGTTCTTGCGACTGATTACGCTAGTCAATACCTTGAAAATGCTAACGAACAATTTACTATGTGTACTTCTGGAGGTCATGTTAAATTTTACCCTAACGCATTCACTAGCGGCACTATGGGAGTCGACTCAGGTGCCTCGGTCAGCCTTGCTGGTGTCGGAGAACCATTAAACCCTTTAGTTAATTATATCCTTCCAGACGAGGAACATGACGCAGCCACGACAGGCGGTATGTGTGTTCGTGCAGTAGGCGATAGTTACGTTGATTCAAACTTAGTAAACTGGCATCACTACACGTTGCCAAAACATGTATCAGGCTCTCATTATAATTTATATGGAACCGGTTGTGAGGAAGGTACTGACGGCGGAGGCAATAGCGGCGGCAACGGCACAATCGTACCTCCTCCGGAGCCGGTTGATGAAAGCATCCCTGGTGGCAGCGCAGCTGGAGAACCTATAGACGCAGGCACAGGAAATACTGAAGGTGGTTACACCGGCGAATTCCAAAGTGATTGGTTAAATGGACGTAATCACGACAACGCCAAAACAAATCAGGTAGGTGCGCGGGTAGGCGCTACGGCTCCTGGATACCCTCTTTATTCTCCAGTAGGGTTTGGAAACCGAAATCCCGGTGGCTTAGGCATATGGGCTGGCACTAATAACCCAGGCTCTGCTGCCTGTATAGGTGATGAGCGGGAAGATGGGTTTAGATTAGCCACGTATGGGTGGTTGGCTGATAGCACTGCACAATCTGACGCTTTACAAGCAGACCTAGTTTGTATGGGAAGTCGTATTCATATGTGGAACATAGCAGATACCTCTAGAATCCACGCTGCTAACTGTTTGATTAATAATGGTGACCCTGAAATATATTGTTTAGGTGATAGTAATTCGAGCCCCCCAGTGGTCGGAGCCAACTACCATGGACCTTTTGGTAAGTGGTGGAATGGTGTATCTTTAGATTACTATGGACGTGGTGGACGTAGAAGTACTTACGGTGCTTTAGGAAACTCTTACCATAACGCTGGCGTATACAGGTTAATGCTTTCTACGCGAGGTGATTTGAAGAGTTACTACGATGTAAGTACATTAAGCGGGACCACTCAAAACGCGCCACCTGCTGGAGACGGCTCCTATAGAGGAACTGCTGATTTAGGAGGTTCATTTGTTGACCAAGTAAACGGACAGGGTTACACTCATTGGACGCAGAACGTCAGAACATTAGCCAACTCAGACCAATTAAGAAAAGTAGGTACTGACTCAGATTACATTCAAGGTATATACCAGACCTCCGCCGCTGTACGTGTGTTTGGGTGGGGACACCCAAGCAACCTGTTTGATAAAGGTGTGGCTACTATGCAAAGTCGATTAGGTGGGTTTAGTTCCTATAACGTAGTATCCGGTGACGGTAATGCATCCTATGCAGGTGACCCTGATAAGGGTTGGATATATACAACGGCTGAACCTGAGTTCCCTTTACCGCCTATCAATATGGATTGGCAAGGATATATGAGAAACTGGTTCGACCAAACTGCTTCAAATACATGGCAAAACGCAAAACATTTGTCCGAGGACAAAGTTAATGGAGTCTCCATCTACAGGTCCCATCAATCCGGTGCTGCTGGAGGAGAGGGACGAGACGCAGGGTCAACATACACTTACGGAGTAGGAGTTCGCTCTCTCAACTTATTTGACATGGATAGATTACTATAATGGCACGCATCTCGGAAGACATCAGATTTTATTTACCGTCAGACCCTTATTACTACAAGGTCGACAATTTACCCCTTCAAGACTTGTTGAAGAATGACAGACGTTTGCAAACCCAAATCGATGAGTTGCAGCAAGCGGACGTAGGAGTTACCGTGAATCGAAACGGTATCCTTGAGCTAAAGCCATTTATTAATAATGCTATTCCAGGCACGATTTCTGTTAACCCTGGAAACTTTATAGGGCGTGTCCAAAGAAGTTCTAACGGTGACGGGGTTCCAGGCTCTACTTTAGAAAGTGTTTATAATGGCACCGAAGGAATGGGAAACCCCCCTACAAGACAAGACGGTGTCATCGGCTCAGGTGATTGGGAATACAACACAGGAAATCCTCCCAACAACCAACCCGCACCCGGCGAATCACGAAGCCCTGGCTACTCAGTAGGTCGGACAGCCGTCTTCAATTTTCCTGGAGGGAATATTAGTATTGATGGTTTTAATACAGCAGACTTTCAGTCCGTCCAATTGGCTGATGTAACTAACGCTCCTGCAGGTCGTATTGACGTAGTAGGTATTACTACTGTAAACGGAGCTCAAGATGACCCATTCATTCCTGGAAATGCCGAGGAATTAAATGTTGCGATTGGAAATGGGCAATGCAAACTAGCAGTAGTAAAAGGTGCTGGGTTAGTAACTGGAAACGACAAACGAGAAGTTGGTATAACTATTGGAGAAAGGTACCAGACCATCGGTCAACCTGACGAGGAGATTAACATTAATGCAAAAAATCCAGACGGAACTCTCACTAGTGACCCTCGCGTAGGAACTTACCCTATGCCAGACGATGTTGTAAATATTTGTTTTTCTAGAGCCGATATCCGCAATGACCTCGAAGAGAATAGTTTGACAGCCTGGGCACAGCGAAATCGCAACGCCTCTTTCTTCCTACCAATAGCCTACGTGTTTGTTAACGACACTTACACCTTAAACAACCCAATCCCTCAAAATTGGTTATACGATATCCGCCCGTTCTTCCGGACAGCCGAACTAACTTTAAATGAGCGACAGGCATTAGCGGCTTCTGTAAACCCTAGCGTTACGAATCCTGTGGTTACCGCTTCTTACCAAGAAAAACGTTTGAGCGAGGAAATTGATAGGGGTAGTGGGTTAGCCAGCCTACAAGAACAACTTAACGTGCTTAGAAACCAGTTAGAGAATGCGTTTAATAGCCTCACCGGCGATACTGTACAAACTCAACAACAAACCCTTCTTACCTCGAATCCAGGACCAAGCTATACAATTGCTTCCCCTTCAAATTATGGTGTGCCGCTAAATGCAAGTCATGTTATACTTTCCACCTGGATACAAGTCGATGCGGGCAGCGACAGCGTAGATTCCGCCTATATTTACTTCGATGGCGCTGATGGCGTATCTATCGGGGGCTTCGTTCAGGCTGGCGACAGCAATGGTACTGAAGGAGGTGGTTTCTCGCAAGTTATTGTTAAACTCGACGAGCCATCGCAGCCGGGCATAGGCGGCACCTTCCGATACAAACGTACTAACTCCGGAAACCCTTCAGTCAATCGCGCCAATATTTATATCAACGGATACATCCTGCCTAGTGAGGTTTCGGTTTCCTTCCCACCTCCGTCAGGACCTACAGAATAATATTTTAATTAATTTTTTAAAACCTATATAATAGACTATGTGGAAAACCATCTTAAATAATATCAATACTCTCATCTTAGCGAACTGGAAAGCTCTTTTCATGTTTGTACTGGGAGCTCTCGCAGGCTTATTCCTGCTTTCATGCGCTATGACCAACAAAATCGTTGACGGAACTCAAGAGGTTCTAACTGACGCGGTTGACTATGTGGTCGAAAAGACAGCAGGCGACGACGAGGAAACTCCAGACGCTGAATGAAACTTTTAATAAGCATTCTGCTGCTAACCTCTAGCTGTTCAACATTAGCCCCCATCTTTGGAGGCGCGGCTGGAGCAGCAGCAGGAAGTTTGGGTGGACCAGCAACCGCTGCTTTAGGTGGTGGCGCTGGTGTAGCCGTTGCTCAAATGGCGTACCCTAGTAACGATGCGCCCGTAAGTGATGCTGTAGCATTAGCTGCTGCCAACTCAGGCAAGCCCGCACCAGGAACTACAGCAAGTACTATCTACGAAACAAAAAGTTTAATTTTTCAGCTCGGATGGTGGTACGCAGCAATCTTCGTACTTGTACCTTTGGTAACTAAGCGAGGTAGAAAATGGGTTAAGAAGTTTTCCGACCTAGGAAACACCGTATCTCAGAAAGATATCGATGCTCGTGATGAAGAGCAAGATGTACGTCTAGCACAGATTGAAGAAATGCTAGAGAAAAATAACGTCTCTTAAAGGATAACTTAACTAGATATAACAGAGGAAACAAGATGTAACCTCTTTGTACTCATGAAATACTTAATAAACGAAACCAATTCTTGCGGTATGCGCTCTTTAGACGACGCTTCCCGCAACACTCTTCTTGAATCTTTGGGTTACTCTATACCCGTCACTGACCTAGAAGCAACCGCAGCGCCAGCTGAAGAAGTAGACTCTAACGAATACGTACAGCAAGATGCACCAGCTCTTTACGAGTGGGATAGCTCTGTCTTTGCTATGAGTGATGAAGTGTTTGAAATCGAAGGTGACCTGTTTGTATTAGCAGAAGAACTAGACGATGATACTACAGCTCAACTGGACGAGTCTCACGCTGACCTTTTCATTAACGATGTTACCTTTGATAGTGCTGAGCACTCACTAGGTGATGTTTACGAGATGGACGGTAAGACTTACATCAAACTCTCTGAAGGCAAGAAGAAAGGCGATAAGTCTGCTGACAAGAAAGACGACGATGATAAAGGCGACTTCGAAACTGGTGAACGTAAAGGCGACAAGTCTAACCAAAAGTCTAAGAAAGGCGATAAAGGTGACTTCGAAACTGGCGAACGCAAAGGCGACAAGTCTAAAACTAAGCCAGGCAAGCTAGACTTCATGAAGAAGAAGCTGAAAGAGGACGACGAGTCTGACGCAATGGACGCTGCACACAAACAGACCATGGCGGATAGAGCCAAAGCAGAAGCCGATAAAGCAAAGTAAATGACTAAATCCATGGCACAAATGGCTGATGAGATTCTTGGTGGAGCCTTAACTGACACCACCAAGAATCCATATGACCCTAATACAGGTCACCAAGCCCATATGCCAGCGATGAATCCTGAAGATACTTTAGTGGAAATGTCCGATGCACAGAGACATAGTTTCCTAAAAGGTATTCCGGGTGTTGAAGTACAAGAACTAAAAGAGGAGGTTATCCGGGAAGCTGTAGCAGAAGCTGTAGCAGAAGCTCCAGAAACCCCTCCCGTCTCAGTAACTCCTGAAGAGGTAGATACTTTAAACGAAGCATTGCGAATCATTCAAAAAATTCAAGAAGCTACGACAGTCGGTAACATTGGCGTTAACTTCGCTGGAAGCGAAAAAGGTCTAGACCCTAAAAAAGCAACAGTGCCGGGCAATACCAACGTATCCAAAGCTCCTAAGAAAAGGGAGAAAAAAACAAAAACAAAACCAAAATCACACTCTGATTTTCTAGCATACTTAAAAGCATAATGTTACTACGCGACTTCAACGATTTTCAACCCCTACAAATCCTTAGCGAGGCTAAAGGAAAAAACAAAAGTATGAAAGTACGTGGCATCTTTAGTGAAGCTGAGCGTAAGAATGGAAACGGTCGCATCTACCCAACGCAGTTGTTAGAGCGAGAAGTACAAAAGCTTCAACCTATGTTAGATGAGCGCCGCCTATGCGGTGAGCTAGACCACCCAAATGATGAAGTGGTTCACCTATCTAACGTCTCGCACATCATCACCGATTTAAAAATGGAAGGCAAGAATTTAATCGGCGAAGCGGAATTTTTAGACACGCCATCAGGACGTATCCTCCAAGAGCTAATCAAAGCAGGAGTTCGTATTGGTATTTCTTCACGCGCTACAGGTAGCGTAGAACACGACATGAAAGAAGATGCCTACATGGTTCAGGATAATCTACGTATGATTACTTGGGACATGGTAGCTGACCCATCATGCCAAAACGCCTTCCCATCTCTCGTGGAACACAAACAGTTAATGGAGAATCAACGCTCCCTTGATGATTACCACAACAATCTAGAATCGGAAAGGATTTACTTAACTGCTTTAAAGCAAGTTTTAAAGTAAAAAAAACACTATTTTTTTCCTAAACCTAGTAGATATAAACAGTAGGAAATATTTTCATGAACAAAAGAATCGAACAAATCGCCGAACTACTCCCAGACGGCTTATCAGAAACCGGTCTCCAAGAAGTACTTAGTCTTGTAGAAGGCGCGGTTACTGAACGCGTCGCGGAAGAAGCTAAGCTTATGGAAGCCAAAGTAAGTGGCTTTTTACGCTCTAAAATAGAGGACCTTAAGGATGTAGCCAAACAAGAACTCGAAGCAGACGATGACGTCCTTCGCGGTTTTCGTATGTATGAAAACATCCGCGCAATGATTGCAGCTGAAGTAGAATCACAAGACGTAGATTCTGCAGTATCAAAGCAACAGTCGCAGATTGCGGAACTAGAAGAGAGTATTAAAGCTTTAAACTTTAAGCTAAGTAACTCTCTTCACGAAAACTCAATGCTTTCTAGTAAAGTATCGAGTTTGAACGAAACAAACCAATCGCTTAAAGAAAATTCTAAACTTCCGTTTAAGTCTTCTGAAAGTGCTGTAGTTATAACTAACGAAACAGACTCGAGTCGTACTTCTCCCGAAGCGGCTAACAACATCTTCTTAACCGAAGACGTGCTTAACCTTAGCCAAAATAAGGTAATAAATTAATATTATGTTAAATGACAAATTTGCAACGTCCCTTTGTGAGAAGTGGGAGCCAATTCTGGAAGGTATCACAGACGAATCAACACGTCAGATGACTGCCGTTCTTTTAGAGAACCAAGCCAAGAGCATTCTTACTGAGAATTCTCAAGACCACGGTACTCTTGAAGAAGCAACAACCGTGGGTAACCTCGGAACTTTCCAAAAGTTTGCTTTCCCTCTCGTTCGGCGGGTTTTCCCGCAGCTAATCGCCAACAAGATTTGTGGCGTACAGCCAATGCAAGGTCCTGTTTCCCAGATTTTCTATCTAGGTTACAACCGTGCAGGTGAAGGTGCTAATGGCACTCGCCGTGGTGAAGTGGTTTACTCTAAGTACCGTATGGTATATGGTGGTAACATCGCTCAGACACAAAACAACATCGGTTCTTTGGACTCAGATGCTGGTATCACTGCCTCAGGTAACTTCGCTTACTCTGGTACTGCTGCTGGCGTAGGTTTGTCTGCTATGACAACTATGGGTTCTGGTACTGCTGGTGGTAAGATTGCTGCTTTCCCGAATGAAAACCTACTCGCTGCTCAATACTTTGTGTCAGCTGGTGAGCGTTTGTCAGCTTCAGCTATCCCTGAAGTTAACTTCACAATCGAACAGCAAGCTGTAACTGCACGTACTCGTAAGTTCCGCGCCCTATGGACGTTGGAAGCTTCACAAGACCTTCGTGCTTACCACAACTTGGACCTAGAGCGTGAATTGACTGAGCTTCTTTCTAAGGAAGTTGCTTTGGAAATCGACCGTGAATTGGTAGAATCAATCCGTAACATCGCTTACGACTTTAATTCTGTCGGTAACCCGATTGGTGGCGGTCTATATGACTACCAAAACCAAGCTAACGCTAACAACTTTGGTTCTGATGGAGCTCCTACGGGTCAGCTTCCTCATAATTCCTCAACAGCTGGTGCTGCTCCTGGTGCATTTACTTACGACGAGCCTGCTGGTCGTGGTAGTGATGCCGCTTTGTCTGCTACAGTAGCGGGGTCTAACCCTGGTAGCATAGATGGTGGTGATATGCCTGGACGCAGTAATGGGTCTAACGTATTCTTCTGCGACTTCGGTACGACTGCACTTGGACTTGCTCCTCGTCACGTAGGTGAAGTATACGCCAACTTGATTGGTGTAATTAACTTTGCTTCGCAAGATATTTACAGAACTACCCTACGCGGTGGTGCTAACTGGATTGTATGTTCTCCTTTTGTCGCTGCTATGTTGCAATCGGCTGCTAAGCTTGAAGGCGGTATCCCTACGGATAACGCAGGACAGCTAGGCGCTGCTATCACATACAAAGGCAAGTGGATGGGACAATACGACGTTTACGTTGACCCGCTATATCCTGAAGACGAGCTTCTCCTTGGTTACAAGGGCTCTTCTCCGATGGATGCTGGCTTCGTGTACGCTCCGTACATTCCGCTCCAAATGCTTCCAACTATCACGGACCCTAATACCTTCCAGCCAAGAAAAGGTTTGATTACTCGCTACGCGACTGCTCAAATTTCTCCAGCTGCGAGGTTCTACAGAATCATCCGTATTGTTGGTGCAGATAGCCGTTACTTGACTACTCCTTTCATGAAGGCTGGTCGTCTAGGTGGCGCTTACTAATAATCCTTCTAAGGATACTTATAAAGGAAGCCCAGCCGTTTTGGCTGGGCTTCTTCTATATATAATAGTATGAGTGCACAGCCCGTCAAACCCAATTTTGCCTGGGGTCCTTTTATTGTACAACGCGAAGGCGCTGGAACCAACACTGACAATTTTATAAACCCCTCAGGGGACATCCCCTACGACAGCCTTAATAGGCGGTATTTCTCCGATGACATCGAGTTCAATCGTTTTTACCTTATTATAAAAGATTGGGTTCAAGCGCGCTTAGGTCATCCTGTTGTTAGAGTAGAACTCTCTGATTTCCAACTTTTAACCGCTATAGATGAAGCTATAAGCAAGTTGGATTACCATGCACCGGATTGGTGTACCCAATTGTGTGCCTTTCAAACGAGTGCCAACTGCAATATGTACGAGTTACCATCTTTCATGGTAAACAATTTCAGGTACGCTGCATACAAGAAGTCTTTGCTTAGCATACCTTTAGCTGGACAATCTCTGGAAATGGACTTCTTCATCAAGTATTTCCAAGACAACTTCTTGTTCCAGGACTTCGCTGTAAGTGATTTTTTGCTGATGAAAATGCATCTAAAGACCATGAGAAAGATTTTGGGTCGGGAAGGCTCCTTCCAAATCGTACAAAATAAATATCTCATGGTATACCCCACTCCTGTAACAGATGATTTGCAGGATGTAGTTATAGAATACAAGTCTCTTAATTCAGACACTCTTCACCATTACTTCATTAGTTGGATGCAAAGATATACCTTAGCAATATCTAAAGGTATCTTAGGTGAGATTAGGGGTAAGTATGCAACCCTCCCATCCCCCCAAGGTGGAGCCCAACTCAATGGTCCCGCTCTTATCGCAGAGTCCCAAAGAGAAATGGAACTCTTGGAAAATCAGCTTCTATCTGAGATTGAAGAACCAGCCGTATTCACAACATACTAATGCTTGTATCAGGTCCTCCGTACGGATACACTTACCCTCCTGCCATTGATGGTACGACAAAGGTTGAGTTAAACGGGCATCGTATTCCTAATGTTTTTGATATCAAGAGACAGATTTTTGATAGAGAAAATAAAAATTTTCGTAGCCTGTCTTTTTATCGTGATACGTCCAAAGAACTTCTTGGGCTTTTTAGTGACGCACAAATTCTAGGTGAGGATTTAGAAATTGCGAGTGTTCCTGTGTTTTATGCAAACCCAGAACGAGCCATCGCTAAGTTATTTAAAACAAGGAACTTAACCCTTCCTGTTATTACATTAGCGATTAGTGATACCGAACAGGCAACAGACAGACGACGTCCTAACTACGATATTGAATACTGGACTGTTAAGGACCATAAAAGAAACCGATTTACTCGCGTCGCCTCTTTAGCCCCGGTTGCAGTCAATGTATCTTACCAGTTACATTTATGGACGCGCTACGTTGAAGATATGAACCAGCTTCTAGAGTATGTAATGCAGAAGTTCCGCCCTCATCTAAGAGTAGAGACAGATTTCATGATAAACGCGTGTGCTTTTATAACTGCCGTAGGAGATAACTCCACCTTGACTGTAGGAGATAGACAAGACAGGATAATTAGAAAAACTATTACCTTTAGCGTCGAAACCTACATGCCCACTCGTCAGTACATGATTCAATCTAATGGGGAGATTAAAGAGATGAATTACGAGACTACTTTAGACGTCGACATACCGTTTAGTACTAGCGGAGGACCTCCAACACAAAATGCTGAGGAAACCTTAGTTGTGTACCCACCCTCTGGTACTACGTAGGTAGCAAAATTAGGTAAATATATACGTTTTCAAAGTTCCACCCCTCTAAATAATGATAGAGGAAGTTAAAATGAAAAACAAAGTCGTAACTAACGTAGCAGGACAGGATTTAGAAGTAGTTCTAAAATCAGGTGGCTTGTATGAACACATCTGCCTATCTCCAGGACAATCTATTTCTATTCCAGAAAAATCCCTAACCGATACTGTGCGTGAACTTTGTAAAAGACAACTTCTTCGTATAATTTAAGGTAAAATATGGCTAATTTCGTTTCCCCCGGTGTATACACGATTGAAAAGGACGTATCTGATTACGCACCTTCTGTCAATCCATCCGTTGTTGGTTTGGTAGGTTTCGCATCACGCGGACCTGTCAACAAAGCAACTCTACTCACGTCTCCCGCTGACCTACTACGTACTTTTGGTACCCCCGACTTAGTGACAGGCGGACAAGGTATCTTTGGTGCACTAGAGGTTTTGCAAAAGACGAACCAACTCTACTACGTTAGAGCTGCTACTGTTGATGCGAAGGACTCTAATAACGTATTTACGTTAGCGAGTGCACCCCACGCCGCTATTAATGTAAGTTCGATGAACAATGACTTTGTGTATCGCTTTGATATGCAAGCATTCGACAAAGCAGGTGCTAGTTTAGGAGACGAAACTTCCGTTTACGTTTACCGTGAGCGTCCTTACGTGTCAGGTACGCCAGGCGCTTCTATTTACCCGTCAACCCCTGACGCGGACTGGACTAGCGTAGATTGGCATAACGCCTTTGCAGCAGGGTTCGGGCAAGCGTTTGATATTAACCAAGGTCAAATGCAGTACATTCCAAGTGGCTACGGAGCCGCTAGTGGTATGGTGGTAGGTCGAGAAGCTGGAGGTAGCGTCACCAACGCTGCTTCTTTCACAGCGAATACTTACTTTGCATCAGGCGTCACTTACACAGGTAACTACTTATCAGCAACCCCGATTGATGTTAATGACCTCACATTTATAGCAGCAGACACGGCTCTCCGTGCAAACGACGGCACACCTGCGGGTCAATTAGCAGCGTCTAGCACGTTATGTGTTTGGGCGGGAGTAGGTGGTCCAGAAGATAACTTCCTAACCAATCCTTCAGGAGCTGGCACCGTAGGTTTATCAAGTCTTCTTATTAGAGGTGAGAATGCCCCTAGTGGCTCGACAATGAGTTTATCTGGTAGCCAAGGAGGTTACCAACTCGCGTCTCTGTACCCAGGATTAGGTTACAACTACTCCGCAGTCAATTACACCGCAGGTATTCAATACAGAGGTTTAAGATACGCTCTCACTCAAAGCAATAACGCTGGCAGATTTGATTTGAACATTCAGTCCGATGGAGGTACAGAAGAGTCCTACACCATGGCGATTACAAAGCCTACTGATACGACTACCGCAACAAGCCTTTACCCAGAGGATGTTCTGACCCAAGGTCTAGAAAATTCAGTCTCTGATTATGTTAAAGGTAACTTCTACTCCTTTGATAACGGTACCTTCACCACAGCCGTAAACCCAAATGACACCGCTTTCTCAGCAACGGTCTCAGGTTTAACCAATTGGACCGCTCCTACCACTTTCGGTGGAGCATTAACTCTTCTTGCCCCTTGGGTCGGTGGCGCAGCCACTCCAGGAAGCAATGCAGAAGCATCTAAATCTTGGAGGTGTATAACCTTGCAGGAAGCCACTCTTGATTCTAAGGGTGGTGTTAATGGTGACGCGGGAAGTTACGGAGGTAATATGACGAATACAAATGTTACCGCTGCTTTGGTAGGCACAACAGGTGCAAAGACTGGTATATATGCCTTAGACTCTGAGGACACTCCGGTTACTATCGCTTCTGTTCCAGGCGTTACCCAACAAAGTGTGCAGAACGCTCTTATTACTTTAGCGCAAAATACCCAAAATTTCTTAGCGGTTGTTGCTCCTCCTGTAGGGTTTGGAAATTCACAACAAGCTATTGATTGGACCAACGGCGCTGCTGACGGCAGAACTGCTGCTATTAACAGTAGTTACGCTGCTGTATATTGGCCGTGGGTAAAACAGTTCGACGCTTACACAGGTGCGGACAGATGGTATGACCCATCAATTTACGCTATAGGACAAATGTGCTTTACTGACGAAGTGGCAGACCCTTGGTTTGCTCCAGCCGGTCTTAGCCGTGGACGTTTAACTCAACCAATTGATGTTGAAGTTAAATTAAACCAAGGTGACAGAGATGCGCTTTATGGTCCTGGTAATATAGTAAACCCAATAACTAAGTTTAACACTGACGGTATTGTTATCTACGGTCAACGGACTGGTCAAAGAGCTCCAACAGCTTTAGACCGTGTTAACGTTCGCCGCCTAATGATTTTCCTACGACGCATGGTACTACAGTCGACTCGCAGATTCGTCTTCGAGCCTAACGACCCTGTAACTTGGGAGGCTGTACGAAGCGTGATTAACCCTGCTTTGGCAGATATCCAACAACGAAGAGGCATCACAGCATTCCAAACTGTGTGTGATTCTACAACTAATACTCCGCTCCGAGTTGACCGCAACGAGCTCTGGTGCAAGATTATTCTTAAGCCTACTAAGACCGCTGAAATCTTGGTATTCGAACTAAACTTGACAAATCAATCAGCTAGTGTATAACACTATATAATACTGAGGTAAAAAATTAAATGGCAGACGGCAAATACTACGTAGAACGAGCAGCAGAGCTAATCGCTGATTCTCCTCGTCTATCCCACGCTCTGGAATCTTTCCGTGCTTACGCATGGGAAATCCATATTCCAAGATTCGCTGGCGCGTTAAGTAATGTTCCAGGTATGAATGACCAGTCACGTTTAACATTGGCTGCGAAACAAATTACTCAACCAGGCTTTACTGTTGAAGATATTGAAGTACATCGTGTAAACGAAAAGTTCTACTATCCTGGCAAGCCTAGCCCTGATGAAATCACTGTTACTTTTGATAACTTAATTAAAGGTGATGTAGCTGATGCTTTGTTTGCGTGGATGAGAAGTGTGTACGACCCAGTCTACGGTATTCATTACGCAGGTCTAGGTAACGGAACTAGTGATGTAAACGTAAGCCCAGAAGGTCTTGCTAACATTACAGAAGCTCCTATCTTTAAGCGTACTGTTACTATCTGGCAATTAGACGCACACCGTAACCCGGTAACACATGTTAACCTTTACGGCTGCTATCCAAAGGGCTGGAAGCTTGGTGAGTTCAATTACTCTACTAACGACTTTCATACTATTGAGATGACTTTACGTTACGACTTCGCTGTCCAGTTTACTGAGACTTCTGATATCGATTCTGTAATGTCTCCAATTGCTGTATAATATTTTTTAATTTAAAAAGTTTATAGGCTTTCCTGGTATATAATATCAGGGAAGCCTACTTTAATATAACATGGGAAAATACGAATCTTTTTTGAGCGCATACCAAGAGTCTGGCGGTTCTTTGTTTGAGAGCAAGTTTACTGCAGACCCTAAAAGTGCTGTTAAAATGTTAGCTAATTTCGCGCCAAATGACCTGCCTCCCCAAGTCGCAAAGCCTGACACAACGCAAAAACTCAACCCCGGAAAAGCCCGCGAGCTTGCAACTGCCGCAGCTGGACAGATTGCGTATGGGTATGCCGGTGGCACCTCTGCTACCCCTGAAGACAAAGTTGCGTACAGGTCCGCAGGATTTAACCCTCGTGGAAACGCAGGTAAAGACACCGTTTTTACCCAATCCGAATGGGATGCCACTGTACAAGAGTATGAAGCTAATAAAGCTGTGTTGGCATCAGAGAAAACGGATGGAGGAGATAACGCTGATACTGGTGAGGTAGGTCCTACCCCTCTTGATATGAACGCTCCTGCTGTAGACCAGGAAGCTGCCAAACCATGGCTTGAAGAACAAACCGCTGTGGCAATAGCAGCACAGACCAAATCCTTGAAAGCAATGGGAATGGAGGGACCGGACATCGACAAATGGGTCAAAGCCAATCAACGTCAGATGAGAGGACTAGGGGCTCGCACATTGTTGTTTAAAGCGGCAAGCGAAGCTTTTGGGTATAGAGACGCTACCCCAGCTGAACTAGAGCAAGCAGCTAAAGACTTAACCGAGGCTCAAAACAGAGCCATGGGTCTTGCGTACCAATTGAAAAATAAAATTACCGACTGTGACAGTCTCCCAGACTCTGACCGAGATTTTTTAATGAATTGCATGAGACTTCGTGGAACAGGAGCAAGCCAAGGAGTTTACATGAAAGGAGGGGGAGACTGCGGAGGAGAACTCGGTTCTATTGGAGGCGACCAACTCACAAGTGGTGGTGATGTGTACGGACTAAAACTAGGAACCCAAAACTCTCCTATCTACCAGCAGATGAACGGGCTGGACGAGATGACCTGTAAGGTGGGTGACAAAGACAAAGCCTTAGTACCTCGCGGAAGGTTAGCATCTGCCGCC